AAGCACCAAACGACGGCAGTAGATTCTTCAACGCAACCGCCAGCGGGGCAAACCCTGCAACAAGCTTCCCCACACCGGCAGCAACAATACCAAACACTGCGGTGCCGCCAGCAAACATGGCACCCAAATTCACTTTAGGGACAGGCAAATGCATTCTCGCAAAAATGCCCTTCAACTGCTCCACCTTGGCGCGCATCTGTGCATTCATTCTTGTGATCATGCCCGGCATACGATTAATCCACGCCAAAATAGACGGCATCATACGCTGAATACCAGCATCTACGGCAGCAAACATCGGCTTCACAGAATCCGTCACCGACTTGATAACCGGATTCAACGCAACAAAAATCTGCCGCAACCCGTTAAGAAACGGCGCCATAGCCGTAGCACCAAGATAACCCATGGCGCCCTTAACATTCTTCATAGCGCCCTCAAACGTCTTACCAGACGCCTGCGCAGCGCCACCCATGCCAAGCTTCATCGCAGCCGCAAACGTGTTAAAATCAATCTGCCCCTTCGACACCATCTGCGACACCTCAGCCGAGGTTTTACCCGTCTGCCTGGCAAGCAAAGACAGTACAGGAACACCCGCCATCGTAAGCTGCAACATGTCATCGCCCTGCAACTTACCGCGAGCCATCACAGACGTAAAAATAGCGCCCGTATCCTGAAACGACTTACCCGAAATATAAGACACATCGGCGACAGTCTTCAACACATCCGTCATCTGCCCGCCAGACTTCACACCCGAAGCAGACAACGCCGCCGCAGTAGACGCCGCATCACCCAACGCATACGACGTACCAGTCACAGCCTCAATAGCCGAATTCATAATCGAAGACGTGTCAGAAGACGTATGACCCAAACCAGTAAGTTTAGCCTGAGCCTCATCAATAGCCATCGCCCTAGCAATACCGCCACCAATAGTCACATCATAAATCGACTTGAGGCCCTTCTTAGCAACACTAATAGCGCCCATCATTGCGGCACCACCAAGCGCCAACTTCATGCCCTTAGCAAACAAGCTACCCGAACGCTGACCCTCAGCAGGCATAACACCCGACAACTGTTTACCAACATCAGCCTTCAAACCAGGCATCTTCGTATACAACGACACATACGCGGAAGCAATCTCACCAGACATACACTACTCACCCCATAATATTAATCTCGCGAGACACCCCGCCACCGGCACGAACACGCGCCAAAATATCGTCCACCTGCCCAGACGTAAACCGGGCCCTACGCTCATCCGTCGGCCTCGCCACAGGCTCCGGCTGCCCCTCACTATTAGCAGACCTGTAATGATCCAACATGTCCAACACAGCCCACTCGCACCACTCAAACGGGCGCTGCCAACCATTCAGGTGGGCCGCCAACTGGCTAGACGTATCGGTACACAACACGCCAGCCAGCCGGACAGCCTCACCCCAACACATCTGCGGGCCACCAACACTATAAACAGAAACACCAAATTTAGTGCGGAAATCGTATTCGATGGCCCCACGATAATCATCAATCAGGCCGTGGAGCCAAACTATTCCCCCAGTGAGGCACCCTTACCTTCAGGCTTCCACTCCATCCATTGACGGAAAACCTCCGCCACACGAACCATAGGAAGCCCCTCCAAAGCCTCCACAGCGTCAGCCGGGGCGGCAGCCTCCAACATAGAAAACATCACCTCAACCTGGGCGAAATCCGCAGACTCCCCCGACTGGGCAATTTTAGCTGCACGACGGAAAACGCGGGCAGGAACAGCCTGAGCCGTCTCCTCCGCATCCGCCAACACCCAGCTACGGTCACCAATCTTTAACGTGTAACCTGTGTCACTCATCTATCAACAATCCCTAAAATCGTGTATCAGTTATTAGATGGCGGATTCGGATCCGGCTGAGGCTTCGGAGGAACCGGGGCCGGAGGAGGAGTCGGAGGAGTATCAGCTTTTAAAGCCGTCATCCACCCCCGACCCGACACCGCATTACCAGTCTTATTAATCTGGGCAGGGTAAGCCTTCAACGTCACACCATACCCGTACACTTCGCCATTCTTACCCTTGATCTCGTCACGATCGATCAACTCAACCTCGGGGAAATAGTAGCGAATAACCTGATCCCCATCAACAATATCCATCAGTAAAGCGTGCACGCCAGTGGTGGCGCCTGGTGAAATATCGAACGAACCCGAATCGGCTCCGGCAGTAACCTTCGACTGCCAAAACAGTTCGATAACCTCTTTCTTAGACTCGATCAGCTGGAAAGAAATCTCGATAGACGACTCCGTAGCCACAGTGCGAACAACATCCGCATTCTGCCAAGCCTTCAAATCATCCGTTTTACGCTCAGGCTTAATCTTAAACCCGTCATCCGACAGATACCCTAAAGCGGTAAGACCGTCAGGAACCGTCTTCACACCATCAATAGTGTCACCGGCATGAGCTTTACCAATATAGACGTCACCCGTAACAGCAGAGCGAACATTAGACGCTTTACGTGTTGCAGCCATCATAACCCCCATTAAATATCAAACAATTACATTAAAACAAAAACAATAAGCTTATTCAGACTCCGCAGGCCTACATATAAGCTCAAAAAGCGAATACACATCAAAACGTGCACCATCAACCAGCAAATCAGGACCAGTAGAACGCCTACAAAACACCACCGGATCACCATCCACACCATCAGCCAGCACAGCCTCCACCCGCCTGGCTAGCGACATAGCACGATCCGGCGTATCAGAAAACACATTCACCCGCAAAAAAACACGCTCACGCACATGCAACTGCGGACCACCATCAAGAGCCAACCAAATAAGGTCACCCTCAAAACTATCCGGCACTGTCCCGGTGCATGGTATATCAGACAGCCAGCCATCATCCTTGAGCACGCGTTTAGCCCACTTCCTGGGGTCATCGTAGACGATCACGACGCAGCCCCAATCGAACGAGCCAGCGTGCCATGCTTAGCCTCAATACGCTTCCCACCCTTATATGTGGTGCCTATACGGGCCACCGCCTCAACACGGTGAACCTGCACCTCCGACGACAAACCATTACGGTATTGGGCCTTATCGAAAGCGTTACCGCCCACATTCGCCGAGGCCGCACGCTTGACACGCTCGCCACGCTCAGCCAACATAGCCTGCACCCCAGAAGACTTCAACACCTCACGAATACCCGGCAAGTTCAGCTTCACATTCACATCCTGAGCCACTACCCATCAGCCCTTCTTACGCTTCACATTGATCTGCGTACCAGCATCCCAGCCAGACATCGGATGATGCCACACCATAGGAGACCCGTCAGCCTCCCACACAACACCCCGAATACGCCACCTGCAACGATAATCAGCACCCACAACAGACTGCTTGAAAAGCATCGACCAATGCTCATAGTCAGAGTCACGCCCCGCGGCCTCATCCTCCTGCGAAACGGAAGCATAGATGGCCACGTTATGGAACACAGTCTCGACAGGCTTAGACCAGTCTTCCACCTTGTCACCAAGATCATCGACACGAACAGTCGGCTGAAGCATCACAACCGTTTCACCATAAGGAAAACTGGTCATATCATATCTCCCACAAAGGGCCAGCGTAGCCGTTAATATTCGACCCGCACGAGCAACCCTCACCCCACACCGTGGAACACACCTCAGAATGATTCACACTACTCCTCATGGTCGGTGTAATAGTGAACGCTTTACCAGCCCCACCATCACCCTCACACAACTTCTTCAACGCGGCAATCTCAGAAGGCCACAACAAATTCGTGGGCGTATTAGACCGTGTAGTCTGAGCGAAAGGACCCGCAGACTCATACTGCACCTGACCAGAAACCCCGGTATCATTCCAGCGCAACAAAGCCCTACGCAGAATAGCCTTAGCGGCATCCTTATATTTGAAATCCGGTTTAGCGATACAGGGGGCGACACTGACAGCCACAGCCTCCACATCGGCAATCATCGCCTCAAGCTTCTCTCTAGGAATATCGGCGAAAGGCTCAATATCCTCAGGCTTCAAAATGATACCCATCAACACCACCCCCTGCACACAGCATGAACATTATCGCAACAAATAGATCAGTTCTCGGCCGGCGGATTAGGCTTCGGGGCAGCCTTCTCCTTCACAACAGCAAACGAATCAAGCGACTCGATAGCCACATACAACACAGCCTCGGCACGAACCATAACCTCATTATGGCCCTTCAAGTCACGCCCAGTCTGATCCGGGTCGCCATACTCGATCAGTTCGATCGGGAAGTTACGCTGGAAACCCCAATGAACACGCGAGAAATCACCCACAATAGCCTTAACACCCGAGGCAGGCGACATCTCCGGGGCGCCAGAAACAGTCGAAGAAGCACCAACATTCAAGCCACGCCAATTATCCAAACCAGCGAAACCGGCGGCAGGATACATCGGCTGACCAGCAAGCGGAGACCCCTTCGGATACACCTCAGTAGACAGGGCAAACGAGAACGCCGGATCCAAAGCAACACCGTTAGGAACCTGCAAACCAGCACCCGCAATCAGCCCAACCGCCTTAATAAGATCAGCCGTAGCGCTATCGGTTGCATCAACAATATGCTTCGTCTTATCCAGCGAAGTATGCACAGCGGCAGCCGCTTTACCAGTGGCCGGATCAATACCATGGAAAGCAATCAGATCCACGGCGCGACCAATCGAAGCACCAAGAGCCGGGGAAATCAGATCCTGCAAAACACCCAGACGATAATCAGCATCAGCCCACATAAACTCGTCCGAGACACGCTGCTGAGTCACAACCTTGATAGGCTGCGCAGTAAACGCCGAAACATCAACAGACGCGGAAGGCTTAACCTCGCCCTCACCAACAATCTTAGCACGAGGAACACCACTAAACACGGCACCCTTAACAGGGCCAAAAATAGTCGGCTGCTCCGGCGAAAGCTTCGCCAAAACACCAGCATCGATAGCACGGTCACGAACCGCACCAATCATAGAACCAGGAAGCTCAAGCTTCCCTGCAGAAAGAAAATCGTCAGCCATCACAAATCATCTCCTAGAATTATTGACAAGAGCATCCACAAACGCGACACCCTCACGTCGTTTAACATCATCAACGGGGGCACTCCCCGCAAGACGGCGCACACCCGCGCCACCACTACTATGGTCGATCAAACCCTTCAAAGCTTTCGCAGACTCGGCAAGCGACTCCTTATCGCCACCCGACAAGAAAGCGATAGCATCACTGGACAAACCATACTCTGAAGCCACCTCGCGCTTCACACCCTCAAGAACAAACCCGTTGATCCTGTCTTCGAGTTCCTCATTCTTGCGGCGAAGCTCATCAATAGTAGATCCAGAATCGTCACTTGATGTACGAAGCTTCTCCAACTCGGCGAAATTACTTTTAGCACGAGACTCCCACTTACGAGCCTCAGCCTTCCAATCCGTGCCAGAAGAAGACTCCTCCTTCACGGAAACATCACCGGCATGATCATCGCCGGCAGCCTGCCCATCCTTCACAACATCAACAATGTCTCCACCCTTTCCGGACTCAACAGCATCATTGTCAACATTCTGTTCCTCAACACTCTGATCGGCCATAGCCTAACCCTACACTCCTTGCGGAAAACAACACAACATTGTTGACCCCCGTGCGGGAGACAACCCTGTGCACCGATAACCGGCGGCGCACAACCGGAAACCACATCAAATTATCTCATGCCGCCAACAGTACGCATAGCCTTCAAAATATTGCCAGGCGACTGCTGCAACCCATGATCATCAACCCACTCACGGGCCTTCTCATACGTCCTCTGATACTCGGCATCAGCCCTATTTGGTTCCCAAGGGCCAACAACCTCAACCACCGTACAACCACAATGATCATGATACTTCGAACCAAACGGACGCTTACCACCACGCTTATGACGCCGAGTATGACCAGTAGTAAGTGCCCTTTCTTTGGTCGTATAATCCGACCTCGTAGCCAACATGGCACAAAACGCGCACGGATCACCATCAGTCACCCGACGCCACGACCTACCCTGCGCACCAGCAGACCACTCAACCGTGTCACGGCCAGCATTCATAACAGCCCGATCAAAACCCGCAGCCATCGCATCAATCGTGTCATTCGCCCTATCCGGGTCACTATTCATAATCTTCATAGTCGAAAACGACCTAGCCAACGCGGCGGCAGCATCAAACTCGTCATACACAATCAAACCCGGATCCACACCATTCAACCGGCGAAAATCCGACACAAACCTGGCAGCCAACGATGCCGCACCATC